GATCGATTAATGTATGAGGGCAAAGCTCCAGAGCTTTCCGACACACAGAGAGCACGTATGCCTGCCTTCTTTGAACATAGTAATGTCAACCTCCCGCAATATGCTTGAGTCCATCTATGGACCACGCTTTGATAGCTACCTCCTGGATGAACTCCGGGAGGTCTTCCCACCCAGTGATCCTATCCCGACAGATACGGTGTCACAAATAATGTACAACGCTGGCCAACAGTCAGTAATTCAATGGTTAATTAAAAGAATGGAGGATGAGAAATGAGTACAGCATCTTGGCCTACTGAGATTTGGACCCATCAAGGTGTCAAACCTTTCAAAGATCCTAACCCAACAAGTAATCTTATAAAAAGATTGGGCTTCACTGAAGCAGATGCATTCACTCAACATACTGGTGTTAGGATTAAGGAAGGTGTTGATATAGCTCAGGTTGTAGACAGTAATCTATTTAAAGTAGCGGCAGGTGCTGTTGGTGTAGACTGGGCATCGTTTAGAGCAAAGCTTGTAGCTAAAGAAGGTATGGATAAAGCGCTTCGCCCCCGTGTCTACGTACAAGACAGTCAAGGTGGAGAACTCAAATGGATAGACAGATCAGCATGGGAAGCCGACCAAGGTACAGGCAGGTACACTGCACGCTTTTCAAAAACAGATGAAGCCGGTAATGAAATAGATTATGAAAAAGGTCAGTCACATGTAAGCGTTGAAGATGGAGATGACTATCAAGACTGGGGTAAGACTGATGCAGGTGTGGAGGTAAAAATCTCTGATAAGGAGAAAGAAGATTTAGATAAGATGCAGGACTGGTTGAAGTCGAATGAGTCAGATGTATCTCGTTCCACTTCATCAGTTTGGGATAACCCACCTTCAGGTCATGATTATGGATTTGATAATGATAATCTATGGGAAGCATTAGGTATTGATCCGAGTAAGCCACCACCGACAGCAGCATATCTAACTGATCCAAGTACTGGGAAAACTTTAGACTACGAGTTCAATCTATTAGCACCACGCACATCTCATTTCAAAATACCAGTACCAGATGGTTATGGTTTCGGTGATCATCCAGGTACAAGATCAGGATCATTTGTCAACACATATATGGCTAGTGAGATGAATGAAAGAACTGATATGACTGGCGTTCCAGTGGCTGGACATACGTATCCTGGAGGAGCACATCCAGGACCAACTGACTCGTCTTGGCACTACTCAAGCCACAATGAAGGATTCAAATCAACACAACCACGTGCAGGGCAGACTTCTGCAATGGACGAATCAAAATATCGAGAATAAATTATGTCAGGATACTCAAACATAGCTGCAGCCTACAGGGCAGGCCCTGGAGCTAAAGCAGCATTTACTTTAGATAGTTGGAATAGGTTCTCAGCTGATCATCCACACATCAGCAAGCAGCAGTTTAAGGTGATGACCCAACAGCTGAAGCATTTCAACCCTACTGAATACACTAGGCCTGTAGCAAACAGAGCACTACAAGAGAATGTATTGCAGGGTCAACCCGGTATGTTCAGTCCTAAGAATCCACTTGGTAGATACCAAGGTTACCATGGAAACTTCGGTGCCCAATCAATAACCGATGCAATAAATGCAGGTGCGTTACCACAAGACCCAACTAATATTCCAAACATGGTTGGTCAAGGTGGTATGTTTATGCCTCATGGAGCCACACAGATATGGCAGAACATGATGGCTGGGCACCAACAACATCAGAAGTGGGAGCAGATGATGGCATCTATCCCAACAGCACAGGACATCATGGCAATGATGCCACAGTATCCAGATGCTAAACCTGTTGGTCATGGTCAAGCATATTCAACAGGAGGCACATCTATGCAAGGATTACAAGCAGCAACACCAGATAAGTTTGACACTGAAGGTGGAGGCAGCTCCACACAACATCAGTTCGGTCAAGGTCAACAGTACACAGGTTCAATGAATATTGGAGGACCAGCTAATCAAGAAGCAGCAGTGTTCGGACAACAACAGAACTTAGCACAAATGGACTGGGATAAACTACATCGGCAGAACCAGTACTCAGTAGGTAAAGCAGCAACAAACGCAGCAGCATCACTAGGGATTAACTTCGCATGACAGCAAAATCACGATATGATACACTATCAAGTACTAGATCACAGTACTTGAAGGCTGCTGAAGATGCAGCTAAACTAACCATACCTTATCTCATTCATCCAGACGATAACGCAAAAGGTATGCGTCAATTCAAAACACCTTGGCAAGGAGTGGGTGCAAAAGGAGTGGTAACATTAGCTGCAAAGTTAATGCTATCACTACTACCTCCACAGACTAGCTTCTTTAAACTACAAGTAGATGATGCCAAGCTAGGAGAGTACGGACCTGAACTTAAATCAGAATTAGACTTAGCCTTTGCGAAGGTTGAACGTATAATCCTTGAATCCATCGCTGCTTCTGATGATCGTGTTGTCGTACACCAAGCTATGAAACACTTGGTTGTAGCAGGCAACGCTCTCATCTTCATGGGTAAAGAAGGTCTTAAGTTATTCCCATTGAATCGTTATGTCATTGAAAGAGATGGTAACGGTAATGTATTAGAGATTGTTACTAAGGAAAGTATCAGTAAAGATATTATTCAAGAACTTGTACCTGAATTAAAAACAGAACATGCTAACTATGAATCTAATGATGAATCTGATACAGACTGTGATGTCTACACTCACGTCAAGGTTAACGGTAATAGAGTCAATTGGCATCAAGAAGTATACGATCAAATCATACCAAAATCATTCGGCAAAGCTCCGACTAAAGCTACACCCTGGTTACCCCTGAGATTTAATACAGTTGACGGAGAGGACTATGGAAGGGGCCGTGTCGAAGAGTTTATCGGAGACCTTAAATCCCTAGAGGCACTAAGTCAAGCCCTCGTAGAAGGCTCAGCAGCGGCTGCTAAGGTGGTGTTTACTGTTAGCCCTAGCTCAAGTACCAAACCTAAGACACTATCAGAAGCTGGTAACGGTGCAATCGTACAAGGAAGACCCGATGATATCGGTGTAGTCCAAGTAGGTAAGACCGCAGACTTCTCTACTGCATTTCAAGTGATGCAACAGTTAGAACGTAGACTCAGTGAAGCATTCCTAATCCTTTCTGTTAGACAGTCAGAACGTACCACTGCTGAAGAGGTACGGATGACACAGATGGAACTAGAGCAACAACTAGGTGGACTATTCAGTCTCCTCACTGTTGAGTTCTTAGTACCTTACCTTGACCGTAAGCTAACTGTAATGCAGAAGGATGGATCTATTCCACAAATACCTAAGGACTACGTACATCCTACTATCGTAGCTGGTATCAATGCCCTTGGCCGCGGCCAGGACAGAGAGAGTCTTACAATGTTTATGCAAACTATCGCACAGACAGTAGGACCAGAAGCTATGATGCAATTCATCAACCCTGATGAGGTTATCAAACGTCTAGCAGCTGCTTCAGGTATCGACGTACTAAACCTAGTGAAGAGTATGCAAGAGATACAAGGAGAGAGACAGCAGCAGATGGAACAACAAATGGCTATGCAGCAACAAGAACAAGCTCCAGCTATGGCTGCTGTTGAACAGAAACAGATGCAAGCTGAGATGCAAATGGCACAACAACAATCACCCGGATAAACTATGGCAGAAACAGTAACAACAGTAGATACTTCTCCAGATACAGAAGTACTGACACCAGAAGAGCAGGACTCTTTACAAGTTGGTGAACAGTTAGTAGCTGATCAAGAAGCCTTACTAGCTGGTAAGTATAAGAATGCAGAGGAACTAGAGAAAGCTTACATCGAACTACAAGGTAAGTTAGGTTCTAAAGATGACACAGTTGCAGAACCTGAAGCAACTCAAGACGAAGCTGAACCTGATCCTGAAGCCGAACAGCAACCAGAGAGTAATGCTGATCCAGACTTGTTCGATAAGATGTGGGAGGAAGCAACAACCAATCAAAAATACTCAAAGGAATCTCTAGAAAAGTTAGAGCAGATGTCACCACGTGACTTAGCACAAATGCATATGCAATACCGTGCTAACCAACCAGCATCTATACCGTTGACTGATCAGACTGTCAACGAATTGAAAGGTGTTGCAGGTGGTGACCAAGGGTATGATAGTATGATAGGTTGGGCTAAGAATAACCTACAAGAACAAGAGATAGCTATGTACGATAGAGTCATGGATATGGGTGACCCTGTTGCTTGTTTCTTTGCTGTCCAAGCCTTGAAGTATCGTTACGACGATGCAGCAGGTGTTGACGGTAAAATGCTTACAGGTAAAGCACCATCTAATTCAGGCTCTCAATTCAAAAGCAACGCTCAGTTAGTAGAAGCTATGTCTGATCCTAAATACGATAACGACCCTGCATATCGTAGGGAAGTTATGGAAAAACTAGAACGTTCTAACATAGAATTCTGATCATGATTGGAAGATTATTACACCTAGGTATGTTCACATGCTTAGGTATCCATCTTTCTTTATTAGCTTATTAACATGGAGAACCTAAGAGCATTAGGTATAGGCCTGATGTTAGCTGGCTTCCTATCAGTTTTGATAGGCATCATGCAGACACTGCAGATGACAGCTATGACTGATGGCTTTGCCTATGATATACTATGGTAAAAAATTATGCCCAAAGGAAAAGGTACTTACGGTACAAAGAAGGGAAGACCACCTAAGAAATGAAACGCTTCACAGAGCCCTGGATAATTGCAATCATGTTGCTACTTGTGGCTGCATTTATCGAGGGCGTTCACGTCACTAAACATGACTACTACGATAGCATCCGTTCATCGGAGCTTTGCTCTGACGCATGACGTGTAATCAGGGAACGGGGATTACATCATAGGAGA